TAAGGCGTTTCTTGGATTTGAAGATGTTGTTGGTGATGGTAAAAATTTATCTTTACAAGATATTCGATTTGCCCGCACTATTAATAGAATCCAAAAATCTATGATTCAGGAATTAAATAAAATTGCGGTTATTCACTTATACGTTCTTGGATTTGAAGATGAATTAAATAACTTTATATTAGGTCTAACAAACCCATCATCACAAGCTGATTTGTTAAAATTAGAAACTTGGAAAGAAAAAATTCTTCTTTACAAAGATGCTGTTGGTGACCCAGGTAATGGTATTCAGGCAGTTTCATCTTCATGGGCTAAAAAACATATTCTTGGTTTCTCAGATGAAGAAATTAAACTCGACATTCAACAACAAAGAATTGAAAAGGCTGTAGCCGCCGAACTTGAACAAACACCTCAAGTGATAACTAAGACAGGTATATTTGATAACTTGGATAAGTTATACGGTAATAAAGGAACACAACCTGCTCCGGGTGAAGAACCCGCAGGTGAAACAACAGAGCCTGCTATCGGTGATTTAGGTGGATTTGGTGAGCCAGCATCTTTAGAAACAGGGGCACCTGAAACACCTGAGGCGCCAGCAGCAGGTGGTGGTGCTGCTGAAGTCACACCCGAATCAATCAAAGATAAAGATATGAATCTTTTAATTGAGGATGACATTTTGAGAGGTCAAGACGTACTAGATTTGTCCAAAGGAAGAAAATCTTTGGGTAAAATTGAAGATAAGCTTAATGAGTTACTGAATAAGTAATATTTATTAATAAAAATATTATGAATAAGTTCGGACAATTTAAATCAAATTTAGACCATCTAATGGTTCAATCATACGGTAAAGAAAATTTCAAAACCGTAATGAAAGAGTTCAAAAATAACTTCTTGTCCAACAAAGCTATCTCTGAGATGTACTTTATCTATAATGATTTATCAACACAAAAAGGTATCAACAAAGATATTGCTGGTGAATACGTTAATGAATCGTTCGAAAAATTATCTGATTTAATTTCTTCTAATCAGAAAAAAATTGATGAACTATACAAATGGGTAAAAACAAATTTAAAAGGTGATGTTGAAAACGAATACTCCGACATTGATTTTGTAGTTTACGAAAATAAGATTACAAATCTTGAAAGAATATTAGAGACAAAAACACAAATTAAAAATCTTTTACTTTCAACAAAAAAAGAAAAAGTTCAAGAAAGTGTAAACATTCCACTTTCATCTATGTTGAAAATTGTTACAAATACATTCAATAAAGAATATTCAAATATTTCTGAAGAAGATAAAAAAGAGTTAAAATCTTTATTGTCCTTGAATAAAAAAGAAATTTCAGGAGAAATCAAATTAGTCAAAGAAAGCGTCATATCAAAATTGTCGGATAAAATCACAGAGTCAGATGATTCTGAGTTAAAAGAAAAGATTAGTAATACAATTCAAAAAATACAAGAAAGTGAATCTGATTTGATTTCGTTATATAAACTTAAACAATTAGAACAAGGGTTATAAATAAAAAGTCCGATTTAGTCGGACTTTTTTATTTTGTTTCCATGTGTTGTAGATATTGTTTGTATTTGGCTTTTTGTTTTTTCATTCTTTTTGTTACCGATTTTTTGACAAATTCCTGTCTTTCACGTAACATATCAATCTGTTTGGTCTTAATGACCTTGTACTTGTATCGTTTTAACGCTTTTTCGATACTTTCACCTTTTTGTACTTCTATTACTATCATAATACTATCTTAATAAATATAGTTCAATTTTGGAAGTTTTTGACAAATACTTTTTTTTTGATTATAATATATCAAACAATAAAACTTCTTAGATGAAACAATAAATGAAAAAAGGAAAAACATCGAAATTATCAATTTTTGATGATGCGAAATGTGTGTACGGAACGGTAGATTCAATAAATTTTAAATCACTTTACATAAACATACAATCTTGGGTTGAACCAATAATAGAGGTAAAAAATTGGGATAGAGTAACGGGAAATTTAAATAGACAAATTAAACATAATTTGTTAGAGGTTATTGACCAAGATGTGTTTGAAAAAAACTCTATTGTTGATTTGGACCTACGCTCAAGTGGGATACAACTAAATAAAAAAAGTTTTATGAGTTTAGAAATCACACTATTTCTAAAAGATTCTCTTGAATTTAAATCACAAATTTTAAAAGAAAAAATTAAAAAAATTGCTAAGTCTGTTTATCAAGATGAACTTTTAAGGTCGGAATATTTTCAACTATCAAAATCAAAATCAAAAAACATTTGATATTCCATAGTATTTATTATAAAAAAATACAATGAGAGTATTAGGTCCAAACGATTTAGGAAATGGTATATTGGTTGAATGGGATGCGGGAACCGTATCACCCAACGAATTTAGAAACGCTGAAGTAATAAGAGAGTCTTATGGTCAGATGGAACACTCCAAGCCTTTTGAATTTTACGCAACACTTCAAAAATATGGCGTACCAAATAGAAATGGTAGAGTTTATCCTGAAAGGATATTAAAGAGGGAGGTTGAAAAATATAAGAAAGCAATTAATAAAGGTCTTTCGATATCTGAGTTAAATCACCCTGAATCTTCACTAATTGATTTAGAGAGAGTGTCTCACCTTATTACTGATGTATGGTGGGATGGTAATGTCCTTATGGGTAAGATTAAATTACTAACGACACCAGGTTTCCATGAAAGAGGTATTGTTTCATCACCTGGTGATGTTGCAGCTAACTTAATGAGACAAGGTGTTACTATGGGGGTTTCGTCAAGAGGTATTGGTTCTTTAGCTAAAAAAGGGGAACAAAATGAAGTTCAAGATGATTATGAATTAATTTGTTTTGACTTAGTATCTTCACCATCTACGCCAGGAGCTTATTTGTTTTTAAATAAAGAAGACAGAAACGAGTACGAAGAAAACTTAGAGGAAGAAAAAAAATCACCTGAAAACATTACAAAAAATGATAAGTCTGTTGACTTAATGAGAAGACTTTCCGATTATTTAGGTTATTAAAAAAAATTAAAACTATGGACGAAAAATATTTTGTAGCCAAAATTCAGTATGACTTGGTCGATTCTGACACTGGCAAAGTGAAAAAAATTAGAGAAGAAAAATTGGTGAAAGGTTTCAGTGTTACTGATGTTGAAGCTAAAGTCACTAAAAGGTTTGAAGGTTTTACAAACGATTGGAGAATCACTTCAGTCAGTGAAAGTAAGATTGACGAAGTTTTCGAATAAAAAATTTATTAAAATATTAAAAATTAAAATCGGGATAAAACCCGATTTTTTTTTGCCCTTTCATTAAAAAATAAACTTTTTTTAAAACTGAGATATTTATTAAGTAAAATAAACAAAAACTCTTGGTTAAAACTAAAATGCAAAACGAAAAAAAATCTTTAGTTGAAGAGGCACTTTTACAAATGAAAAATTTGGAAGAAGCCGTAACTCAAAATGCAAAAGGAATACTTGCTTCAACAATGAAGGAAGAAATCAGTGAACTAGTAAAGGAATCTCTTGAAGAGGTTGAAGAAGCGGAGTCTATGGAAAAAGTATCAGAAATGGAAAAAGGTGAGATATCTCACAAAATGAAAGAACAGGCTGAACTTGAAGTAGACGATGAAGAATCTGATGATTTAGAATCTGATGATGAATTTTCTGATGAAACATTAGGAGATGAAGAAGACCTTATGTCTTTGGATTTACCTGGTGATGAATTAGAAGTAGATGATGAAGAAGAAGTTCTATTACCTTTAGACCTTAGAACTGCGTCTGATAATGAAATCTTAAAAGTCTTTAAAGCTATGGGCGAAGAAGACGGTATTATTGTTTCTAAAGATGAAGATTCAATTCATCTTAAGGATACTAATTCTGATGTTGAATATGAAATTCACACAGAAGGTGAAGACGATGAAGAAACAATGGACAAGATGTACGAAGAAGACGATGTAGTTTACGAAATCGAAATTTCTGAAGACGAAAACGAAATGGAAGATTATGAAGATGAATCTTCCGATGAGGAGTACGAAGAAATGAGTGAAGGTAACTACGGTATGGGAAAGGGTGAAAAATCAAAAACCCATAAAGGTGATGAAGATTACACAACTAAAAAAGGTATGACTAAAAAAACAAAAGCATTCGAAGGTGAGGTTGACGAGTCAATGACTATTAAACCAAAAGGTATGGGAATGAACCTTAAGAAAAAATCATTTGACCTATCTGAAATGGAAGATTCTGAAATGGAAGACGGTGAAATGAAAGAAGGTTCAATGACTATCAAACCTAAGGGTGTTGGTATGAACTTAAAAAAGAAGTCATTTGAAATGTCAGAGGAAGAAGAGGCTGAAACAACTGAAGCTGCTCGTACTTTGGGTAATGGTTCTAAGAACGACCCAAAAAGACACGGTTTACCAAAACAAAAGGTAAGAACTGTATCTGAGAGTGAGTTGGCTAAAGAAGTAGAATCTTTGAGAGCAAAGAATGAAGAATACAGAAAAGCATTAAATATTTTCAGAGAAAAATTAAATGAAGTTGCTGTTTTCAATTCAAACTTAGCTTACGCAACACGATTGTTCACTGAGCAAACAACAACAAAACAAGAAAAAATTAACATTTTGAGAAGATTTGATACTGTCGAATCTTTAAAAGAATCTAAGACTTTATATAAGACTTTGAAAGAAGAATATGTAAGCAAGGAGACAACAACATTATCAGAATCTGTTGAGTCTAAAGTTTCTAAAACACCTTCAAGAGGTGCTTCGACAAACCTTATTGAGTCTAAAACTTATGAAAATCCACAATTCTTAAGAATGAAGGATTTAATGAGTAAATTACAAAAATAAAAATAAACTAAAACAAAACTAAATAAAAACTAAAATGGGAGCATTATTAGAATCAGGCTTAGTTGGTAACATCGGTCTTAAGCACTTGAAAGTTATCAAAGAAGACACAATCAACAAATGGGACAAATTAGGTTTCTTGGAAGGTTTGAAAGGTCACATGAGAGAAAATGTGGCTCAACTTTACGAAAACCAAGCGTCTCACCTTATAAACGAAGCATCATCTACATCTGACACAGGGTCATTTGAGACGGTTGTCTTCCCTATCGTTAGAAGAGTATTTTCTAAATTATTAGCTAACGATATTGTATCAGTACAAGCAATGAACTTACCTATCGGTAAATTGTTCTACTTCGTACCTAAAATTCAACAGTATGTTGGTGGCGCTAGCGGCACACAACACTACGCACCAATCGGTTCACCTGAAGCAGTTGATTCAGGTCAGAACTCACCTAATCAAGGTTACGGTTCAGACAATGGTAAAGACCTTTACGATAGATTCTACGAAGGTAACGAACCAGCTCTTGACCCACCAGGATTATTCGACTACTCTAAAGGTCAGTTCTCTTCTGTAACTGCACCAAACGTAACTGTAGTATGGTCAGGTGATTCATTGGTAAATTCAGGTTACACTGCTGGTGAATACAGAAAAGTATTAATTGTTATGTCAGGTTTCTCGAACTCAGGTTCATACGGTAAGTTAATGGGTCCTGATGGTAACACAGTTGACACTGAAACATTCCTTTCAGATTTGACAATCAAATCAACATCGGGTTCATCACCTTGGTCAGCAGTTACAGGTAACTTGTTGTTCAGAGTTGTAACTCAAAAATATGGTAAAGGTATCGTTGAATACGGTGGAACATCATCACCAGCATTTGGTTCTTCAAACACGGCTAACGGTGGTTCATACGACAACATTTGTGATACTGATGGTAAAATTTACCTTGAAGTTGACTTCCAAGTTCCATGTTCTATCGGAGCAGGTTCATTTGACGGTTACTCAGGTTACACAACAGTAGCTAACGGTTCAACAGTCGCAAGTTCACAGTTTACAACTACTTACAGAATTTACAAAGAAATGGAATTCGAAGATAGAATTGGTGAAGTATCATTTGACCTTGAGTCAGTAACTGTTTCTGTTACAGAAAGAAAGTTAAGAGCACAATGGTCACCTGAAATGGCACAAGACGTTTCAGCATTCCACAACATCGACGCAGAAGCTGAATTGACAGCTTTATTGTCAGAGCAAGTGGCAGCTGAAATCGACAGAGAAATCTTGAGAGACCTTAGAAAAGGTGCGGCTTGGACATTAAGATGGGACTACAACGGTTGGAAGAGAGGAACTTCAGCAAATCCATTAACTCAGTACACTCAGAAAGACTGGAACCAAACGTTGATTACAGCAATCAACCAAATTTCAGCTCAAATTCACAAGTCTACTTTGAGAGGTGGAGCAAACTGGATAGTTGTATCTTCTGAAATCAGTGCTATTTTTGATGACTTGGAGTACTTCCACGTTTCAAACGCAGCTCCTGAGCAGGACCAGTACAACATGGGTATCGAGAGAATCGGTACATTAGCAGGTAGATATCAAGTATATCGTGACCCATACTTCCCACCAAACACAGTATTGTTGGGACACAAAGGTAACTCTTTGTTAGATACAGGTTACGTTTACGCACCATATGTACCTCTTCAGTTGACTCCAACTATGTACAACCCATTCAACTTTACTCCTATTAAGGGTATTATGACACGTTACGCTAAGAAAATGGTTAATAACCGTTTCTATGGTAAGGTTACAGTTGATGGTGTAAGAACATTCGACTTAAGAGAATTGAGATAATCTCAAAACACTAAATAGAAAAGGGGACTTCGGTCCCCTTTTTTTTTGTAACACAATAAATAAAAAAATTAAGATTTGTGAATTTCAGGATTTCCAATACTACTTGGTGTTTCACCTTTATCTTTTGTAAGTATTCTAATAGCCTTAGATAATACTTCAGTTTCCTCTATTGAGAAAACACCTCGAGAAAATCCACTACGAGCCGCCTGCATTAAGCAATAAACACCTTGTTCTGGTGTCATTTTTTCTAAAAAACGACCTAAGTCTTCATTGTTTTGATATTTGATTGTGTCAAATAAAACTCCTTCTTCAAAATTCTGTGACATAATTACCTTGTTTGATATTTATATGTATAACAATTTTTAAAATATAATCAATATGAGTGAAATTTTACTTTCTGAAGATTTAGCCGTTTGGTTCGGTAAGAAAAAAAAACCGAAAGGTAGTTCACAACCAAAAGGTCCGTGGGTTAATATATGTAGTAGGGATAAGGATGGTAAACATCCACCGTGTGGTAGACCTGATGCGGATTCTAAAGCATATCCTAAATGTAGAGCTGCAGGTGTTGCTGGTAAAATGAGTGACTCCGATAAAAAAGCCGCTTGTAGACAAAAGAGAGCCGCAGAAAAGAAAGATACACAAACAGGGAAAGGTCAAAAACCCGTAATGACTTCATACAAACCAAAAAATGAATCAATTAAAGAGTCTATCATAAGGGCACTAAAAAAATATAAAGAAACTCCTCTAATTTCTGAAGAATTACAATATCATTTGGAAAATGATATTCCTGTTAGTGAGAATGTATTCAGACCGGGAAGTCAAAAGTATTTTAACTTAATTAATGAAGCAAGAGAATTAAAGAAAATTGGAATTTATGAAAATGAATTTGATAACGAACTTTTGAATAGTGATTTAGGAAAATTTTTTATATATGAAGGTGAAAGATTACCATTGGATTACCCTATGATTAATGAGGCGGAATACAAAGGGAAAAATGTTGAGCTTGGTAAACCAAAAACAGGTGGACCAAAAAAATGGTATGTATATGTTAAAAATCCACAATCGGGTAAAATAATAAAAGTTTCTTATGGTTCTCCTGTTATGACTGCAAAGTGGAACGACTCAGGTGCGAGAGCATCATTCGCAGCAAGACATCAGTGTGAAAAAAAGAAAGATAGAACTAAACCCGGTTATTGGGCATGTAGAGCACACAAAGATTTTGGTAATAATGTTCCTGGAAGATTTTGGTAATGGTTTATTCACAGAAAAATATAAAAAAGAATATTTTTGAACGAGTTTTCTCTAAAGATGTTGACTCGGAAGAGTTGATTTGGCACCGTGATAAGAAAAATAGAATTGTTGAAATTCTTGAAGGTGATGATTGGTTATTACAAATGGAA